CTCTACACATATTGTTGCTGCGGCCGAAAGGCGCAACTGCTGGTCTCCTCACGGAGATCAGCGCTGGTTTAACCAAATTCCATATCATTTTATATCTAAACTGACTATACGGGCTCAATAACTATAGGGCCTTAATGGCACCAGGAATACTTTTGATGCAACGAGAACACTTGTTGACAATATAAATTGATTAAATAAATGGCGTTAAGTACACGACACGTCTATCCCCCCCCCTTTTTGTATATATGTTTTTAGTAGCGTTTAACAGAAAATAGAAAACACAAACATTTAAATAATGTAAAGAAACAAAATAAAAATGAGTATTTATCCATTGTAGGATAGAAACCTTCCATTGGTTTATTGTAGGAATAGTTTCCACTGCCCAACGTGAAGCATAACATCGCAAACGCCTCTCCGCTCCTATAAGGACGACGCGAATCGAGAAGATGGAATTAATTACAGTCTCAGTTGAGACCGAGGATTGTTCATGCAAGCTAGTAAGACTACTCTAAAAATCATTAGAATACAGAACATGTAAGAGGCAAGTTCTAGGCTCCCAGCCAAATTTGGGATATCCTTGACCGGGAGAAATAAAACGTCATCCAAAACCCAGAGAACAACAATTAACAACGATGACCAAGATTTTCGCAAACGAAATGATCAACGATGCGGCAAGCAATAAGACCGCCAAGCTTTCCCTTCAAGCCAGGTGCAGTGCACTTTTGAGCAAGAAGAAGAAGAACCGAGTTTCTATTAGTGAACTCGCGACTTATGCGACAGGCCAGAATATGTGGCACAAGAGGGTTGCGCGTGAAAACGCGTTAACCATTGTAGCCAAGAATTTTCTCGGTAATGATGTGACTTATACTCCTGTGAGTATTATCACGCAGACCTACCACAAAGGTAGAATTTCTGGAGGTGATGACCCAGCCATGGACATCAACCAATACATCCAGAATGGGGTTTTTACCTCATATAGTGTCATCCTTGAACGTATGTTCATGAATCCCACTCAGCAGTGGGAGTTGCAATCTGCGACTTATGATGACAAACCCAACAATGAAGTGTTTATTCACTTTGTGAAGAAACACCTGTTGAGTCTTGGTGCTTCCGCGGATGCTGTGGAATGTGCCAATTGGCTTGTAGACCAGCTTGATCACATCATGCAATTGGCCTACTGGTATCGCAAGTGTGATAACAGTGAAGATTTTTGCCGTCTTTCCCTATTGGGATATCGGCTCTTCACCACACGCATGGCTGCTCGAGATATTGTGATGAAAATCACCAATCTCATGAGCTCTCAAGTTCAAGGTGATCGTTTCACCGAATTTTTGAACATTGTTCGAGGAGGACTTGATGTTGTTAGCACGACTGCTAACAGCGAACTTTTCCAGAAAGTGTCCAATTTGTACACTTTTCTGTTGGTTCAGGGTTTCCTGACCAAATTCGGCATCACGCTGAATGAGAAGGAATACACTCGCCTTGAACTTAAGGCAATGGAGTGTAAAACCTCACGCACACAGATGTGGATGTCAGTCATTGACACCACTTTGTTCATTTGTGAGCGGATTAACGATTTCCGTCTCACAGGTGATGTGTCGAGGTTTTTGCATTCAAGCGATGAGTACACCGCTTGGATGCAAGAGGTGGACAGGGTTGTTGCCCTGGCACCTTTTTCTGCCAATCTCAAGCCCCATGGAACCACGTATTTCACCTACGTGTCAGACATCAACAATCTGTATGAGAAGGGTGAGGCGTACGTGAAGTACACCAAGGCGAGAACTGGTGGAGATAGTGCGCTATTGCAGCGCAAACTGGCGACAATTCGCTTGCTCAAGAACACCGAGATTACTCGGCGTGCGGCTCAGAAAGAGCGCACCCAACCTTTTGGTGTGTTGGTTCATGGCACTTCTAGTGTCGCGAAATCCACGTTCACCAAGATGTTGTACTACTATTATGGTAGACTGCATGGTCTTGAGAGTGATG